GCCGCCGAGCGTATCCAATCCGGCCGGCATACGTCCTTGACTGACTTCTCGCGCCCCGGACATGTCGTCCATATCAACGGCGTCATTGGCAAGGTCACGGTCGTAGAAGTTCGGGATGTTCGGCGCCTCAACACGTTCGGGTTTTGCGCCGTTGATTGGGGTGTAGTCGATAATTCCACCAATTTCATTCGTCATCATTTCTTCATCAACGCCAGAACCGACCGGATTCAACCAAAGGTTGTTCCCAACTCTCTTGGCGTGAGTCGCAATCATCGACCGTTTGATATTTATATTCCGTTGGACCGGGATCATATCCGTCACGATAGCGTCGTATAACAGCGTTCCAGGTACCGGAATGTACCCGAATACAGTGTAAGGAAGTTCGCCCGATGCTTCGTTGTAATCCAATTCTTGGCCGTTACATACGGTTATCTTCGCGCCTTTGGGATACTTCTTGCATGGGCGATACCACAACTCGTAGACGAGAGCCATATTACGCTGTCGGGCGACCTCATTCATGCCAATCCCGTCACTGTTTATCTTGGTGATATCGTAAGCGTTGAGATAATCGATTGTGGCGTCTGGCGTGACCTTGACGCCGTACTCCTCGTATATCTCGTCCACGTCTCGGGCCTTGCGTTCAATGATCCAGCGTATCTCTTCCTCACATGTCGCTGCAGGATCCGCGAAGATGGTCAAGGGATCGCACACTCTAGCGCGTATGACGCCTTTATGTAAGGGCTTCTTGTCACCCTTGGACCATACCTCGTATCCGCGTTCTCCTTCGCGTGGGGTGATGTCTTCGCCGGCAGAGGCATCGAACCACGTTTTCACCCAACATCGCTTTTTGACCAGCATGTTTAGGAATATATCTCGTGTCTTACCCGAGAAGTCCAGTTCGTTCCACATCACATGGAGGTACTTGTCGGCGGCTTTGGCTGTATCAACATCTTGTTGTTCCTTGGAACCAGGTACGACATCGAATTTGATTTTGTTCTTCGTATGCTTGGCTAGAAGCGTTGTCACCCTTGGTCGGATCTTGTTTAATGTGATGCGTTCTTGACCAGCATCAAGAGGCAATATAATCAATCTCCGTTGTACGGAGTTCCATCCGATCCACTGGTTTCCTAGGTAATAATTCGTATTTACCATGATCTGCCGAATGTCAGCCCAGTTTTCCGAGTTTCGGAACAGCTCGTCGACCTTATCCGGCGTCAGTCGCTTCGAGTCCTTTTCCATAACCGCATTCGCATTAGCGTCCGTGTTGCGTTTCATGGCTCACCCCCTCCCTGTATGCAATGGTCAATCCGATTCGGCTTTGGAGCGTGGCTTGCGTACGATTACTTCGTATCCGTCGAGCGTCACTTCCTCGATTCGAACCGGCAGAAAGTGAAACGTCGGGTCAATCTCCAACCGGCGGTCGTAAGCGTCCTTCTCGTCGTTGGCCGGTCCGAATTTTTCGTCAATGCCACAGATGTATTTGAATAGTTTCATGGTTCACCCTCCTACATTACCTCGATTTTCGGCGGATCTTTCTCGCCGTTTTGGGCTTTGATTATTTTCACTTCGGCTTGCTTGTATTCGGCAAAACTGGGTGACTGGATACGATCTAGGAGTTGTTGCCGTTCCTTATGCCACATCTCCAATTCCTTTAACGACTTCTCTAACTCAGACTTTTTAGCTTCAAACTCACGATCCAACTCGCGTTCAAGCGCTTTTAATGGACGGACCATCCAAAGAAAACCTAATATCGTTGATACTAAGGCGCTAGTTAGTGCACTGACTATCATTTGCTCCCATGAGCTCATAGAGCCGTCACCCTTCCGTGTTTCTTCTTGCCCATGTTGGCAATGTTGCGACGCACGCGGGCTTCCATGCTGTTGTCGTAGTCCGGTACATCAGGCAGCTTGCCACTGAAATAATAAAAGCGATGCAGCGCTTGGCTCATCGCATCGACCTGATCGTCATTTGTTCCGTTCGGGAAGCTCGCGCATTCCTCTACAAAGTCATGTATCCATTCATTCCGTGGCAGATAGATGTTGCCGGCTTCTATAAAGGCCGAAACCGCGTTAACCCGAGCTACCTTACCTCCCTCAGGGTTTACTCCGACAACTCCCGGTACTTCCCGTTCAAGCGTCTGGATGATGGCCGATCCATTCGCTTTGTCCTCAATTAGTTTCAATGCTGCTTTTGGGTACTTCTTCGCCATATTACGAATGGTTTGCAGCGTGGCCGGGAAGTTCATCTTTGCCCGTGCCTGATCGACCAGATAAGCGTTAGGGCCGCTTTTACCCCACACTTGAACCACGACATAATCGCTGTCGTCCTCGTCTTTAAATGCAGCATCAACGCTTATGATGAGCGATGCCAGTTCCGGAAGTTCATCGTAATATTGCCACCAATCACGTTTAAGCATGTTGCCTTCTTGGCTCGTTGGTCGGCCTTGAAACAATGCATTAAACGATGACGGAAGTGCCTTGCGGTCCTCGATAAACTCTTTTCCATACCGTTCCGGCCACAAAGGTTCGCCAATCTCGCGATTAAGTGGGTTCCCTTCTTCCCTGATGTGCTTTTCATCGCATTCAAGGGGAAGGTTGATCTTTTTCCACGGCAGAACCTTCGCCTTCTCCGGGTTGAGCAGCCGTCCGCATAGATCGTCCTCATGCCATCGTGTCATAATGATTACCACGATTGCGCCGGGATGAATACGGGTTGATATAGAGTCCGTCCATTCTTCCCAGTGTTTTTCTCGTATAACCTCGGAATTCGCTTCCTCGCGGTTCTTAATCGGATCGTCAATGATAATACAGTCACCAAGAGAGGAACCCGTGATACCGGACATAATGCCACGAGATATCATGCCGCCGCGAGTCTTGCGTCCATCCTTGTCCGTGATTTCCCATTCGCCCTTGGCATTCGTATCCTTGGATATCCCGATTTCGAACAATTCCATGCCGTAGAGTGCAATCTTGTCCTTGTTCTTGGAGCCGAACTTACTGGCGAATGTGTCGTTATAACTGACCTCGATACATCCCTCTGAGGGAAAGTTACCCAGAAAGAACGAAGGGAACGTCTCGGTTATATGCATCGACTTGCCGTGCTGCGGTGGTACGTTGACCATGATGTATTGCGTCTGTACAGGTATTTCGCCGGCTAACATCCGTTTCCGTTTGGCTACGGCTTCCCCGAGCGTATTGGCTATATATTCACCATGTCGAGTGTATTTGTACATACGGCCATGGGTGTATTTAACATATTCGTAATAATCATTTCTCGCTTTGTCTTTCTCTTCAAGTTCCAGAAGCGCTATGAGTTCCATTTCCTCGGCGGCGGTTAAGCTCATCTATCCTCGCCCTCCGTTCTTCCGGGGAAAGTTGGGTGATGTCTTGTGTCATGTTGTGATTCGTATTCGTCGATTCTACCTGTTGTCTATCAGTCCAACCCATTTGTTTCAACGAAAAAACGGCCATCGTCGGGTTTAATGTCCCTTTCAATGCGCCGAGTTCCAGTGCTGACTCTTTTTTTGCCATAGCCATTTTTAATAGGTCAGAAAATTCAGGCCGATCGTACAGATATTGCTTGCCAAATCCATTCTGGTATGCAAATTCGGCTACGATTGGAATATCATTAGTCTCGATATATTCTTTGAATTTGGCGACGAGATCGGTAAACTGCTCCTCGCTATACTTTGGCGGCCTCCCTCGTTTAGCCATCATCATTCACCACCTGTTCGTTATAAAGTTTATTCAGCCCGTGGTAAAAGTTCATTTTCGTTCTTTATCGGAAACATTCGCCACTACAATCCCGAGTTTCTTCGCGACTTCTTCCAGACTTTCATTCATCTCGAATGATAGTCCGGCATCTCCGATATATACTTTTGTGTAACGTCCTGTACTTTCGACTGCTGTTACTGTTTTGGGATCGACAATTACGTCATTGCCGCTTGTTTTGATCAGTTTGATCATTATCACCTTCACCCCCAAACGCCCGCTTAATCTGCTCGATCCGTTCCTCCGGGTTGTCTACTTCTCCCCGGTTTATTCGTTGTTGCAGTTTATTTAGTGCTACTTGTAGATTGGATTTACGTCGGTCTATTTTCTTTTTCATATCCCTGCTTCTTGTTTGTATTGTTGTAATGCTTCCCTGATTTCCTCGTGTACCGAATGACCCGATCGCTGGGCTTCA